CCTTCGGTGCGACATCGACCCATGTGCCCTGCTCATCGTAGTAGCTTTTTTCGGTATCCATGAAGATAAAAAACTGATCCTCGCCGTGGTACTCGTTGAGCGCCTGCTGTATCTCTTCCAGTGTGAGCGTGCCTTTCTGTTTCTGGATGTGGTAGCACTCCTCGCGCATATCGAACTCAACCGTGATTCCGCGTTTCATGTAATCTCCCTTCGATCATCTTGTCAAGGCAATCGTTGCAAATCTTCTTGCCTGGAATCTGCGGATTCTTGCAGCAGAAATAGCAGATGCCGATGTCAGTAATGATGTCACGCGGGACACTGCCCTTGCGAATGATCCGTTGCCTACGGTTGTACCGACCTTTTGCGAGGCACCGTTCGCACCGCTTGCATCCCGTTTTAGGCGGTCTCTTGCCGCATACAGTACACACACCAGCTTCAAGACGTTCTTCGTATGTGCGCCGATAGTAGTCTTTGTTGTACTGATTCAACTGTTCCTTGTGGGCTTCGTAGTATGCTTTCGAGCTGATCTTTCCCTTATCTTTGCAGTCAGGGCACCGGGTCTGACCTCTGACCGCTTCGGCAGATCTGCAATCGACGCAGATTCCGTGGCTCTTATACCAGAGATACTCTTCGTGTTTCACGTCGTGTCCTCCATCAGCTGCCGGAGCGTCGCAGTGAAGTCACGGAGCTCCTGCTTTGCCTTTTCCAGCTCAGCCCGCTTGTGTTCGACTCTCTGCTCCAGCTCCATCTTGTGCTTGTGGAGAGGAGTGACGTGCTGCATCCAGTCGGTCGTTCGCGGGTGCGGATCCTTGGTGGCTATCACATCATCGTGCCTCCGCTCCAGCTCGTCGTCGGTCAGCTCTCCGTTCACCCGCCGGTCTGGCACGACACCGTTTCCAGATTGCAGCTCCGTCTTGATGATCTTGCTGATCGTGTTATGGTTGATCCCGAACTGCTCGCCGATTTCCTTGTACGTTGCGCCGTCGTTCTCCAGATATGCCGCGACGATCTCGGCACGCTTCTCAGCGCTGATTCTGCTCATGTCGCACACCTCCCTCCAGCTCGTCTCGTCTGGCGATGTATTCCAGGAGCTTCGCCCTGATCGCCTGACACTCGGTCAGCTTGGCACGCATGTCCGACAGCTCGCCGAACGTCACTGCGTGGTGGTAGTCCGCCTCAGCCTTTCTGAGACGCTTCTCGTGATGCAGGATGCGCCCCTCGATGTAGTCAAGCTCAGTCATGGATGCCACCTCCCGATCGTGATGTTGCTCCAGGTCTCGATCAGATCACGCCGGGCGATCGCCTTGGCGTGCCGGTCGAAATCTCTCTGCCGGATGACTCTCCGGCGCTCGAATGCGTCATACTCGCTCTCACGCTGCCGGAGCTTCTTCCACTCGTCTCGGAAGATCACGACAAACTCCACGACGAGGATCAGCGCGAAGATGATTCTTGCCGCTGTATCCATCATTCCACCCCCAGAGCACGGAGCAGGTAATCGAACCCCCACACCATGTGCAGGATCTGATCGCCCTTGCAATCGTCATGTGCGGCGTCCTGATACGCCTGCTGCATTGCAGCACGGATGCTCTGGATCGTGATCTCCGGTTCTGCCACTTCCAGCGTCGCCGTCGGTAGCTCGCCGATCTCATCGATCTCATTGATCTCATCGCTCAGTTCGTCAACACGATCATGGAGCGATCCGATTTCGTTCCGCAGATTCTCATTTTCGTATTCCAGCCGATTGTTCTCGGCGCGGAGCTTTCCGATTAGCTCCTCCTCCGAAAGCCATCTATCATTCGCGGCATTCCGGCACTTCTGCGCGATCCCGTCCTCGTCCGCCTTGAAGCAGTCGCAGAACTCCGCTTTGCTTGCGAAGTCGCCGGTATTGTACTCATGCTCTGCCGCTTCGTAGAGCAGGACATCCGGATAGATGCCGGTCAGCGTCTCGAATTCACACTGCATCATCGTCGTCTTCCTCCTCTAATTTGGTCACGCTTCCCATCCCGCACTCGCACAGTTTTTGTACAAGTTCTGTCATGTCTTTGGTCATGATCTGCGTAGATACCTGTTGACGGACTTTCAGCCTAAGCACCGGATCCGGCAGGGAGTCAATCGCGATGAGCAGTGCATTCTGCATCATTGGGATCAGCGCCTTGGCATTCCCGATCTGTGCACAGGCTTCCATCATTTCATCGCTTCCCGCGATTATCACGACGTTTTCCTTTTTCAGGATGGACGGGAGCTGACTTATCAGCACCGCTTTCTTCTCGGCCTCGTTCATAGTTTCCTCCTCAGACTTCCCCCATAGCTCGAAGGAACGGCACGCGGGGGATCTTGACGCGGTTGCCGATCCGGATCGTCGGGAATGGAAAACTGTTGATGCCGTTTTCCTTATCTTCCATCACCTGTACACTGATCGCGTATCCTGTCGTGCCGAGCAGAGATGCAATATCGCCCGGCATCAGAAACTCACGATCCAGCTCCTTGATCTCTTTGATAGTCATTCTTGCACCTCCTGATGCGTTGTGCGCCCCTCCCCGGCGAAGGAGCGCAGGAACTCACGCAACATAGTCGTTATTTTGCCGGGGTCTGGTGGAGCAGGCAGGGCTCGAACCTGCAACTCGAACTCAATCGCGCTACCTTCCAGTTGTGCTACTGCTCCGGCTCGCCCTCCCACCGCCGAGGGCTTGTGTTATATCTATAGGACCCGTTTTGTTTAACACTGGCTTGTCAGAGTGCCGCGGTGGTATGGGATGGAGCTTTTGATCGGAGCTCCTCAGAACCGCAGCGGCGACCCGGCACGCCGCTTGTGGCTGTATGCAGAAAACTTTTATCAATCAGAAGGAGTCATAAAATAAGGGGTATGGGTGCCGGGTTGGGATGCCGCCGATAGGCTCGACGGCTCAGGAGCCTCACTGCTTGCCTGGTCCAAAGAGGTCCGCGATCCGTTTGTAGTCGATGTCCTCTGTTATGATCCGCGTGCTGAGCATCTGGCGGACCATCAGCTTATCATTTGGGTCGTCGATGCTGTTGATGGCAACGATTAGACCAGCGCCGATCATGCCGATCACTTGCTCCGGATCTCCGATCATGATTGAGATGTTTTGCTTGTGCTCAGTCGATCCTAGGACTACAAGGTGCTGCACACCGTCTAACTTTCCGGACAGCTCCTGCAGCTTCTGGCGGATGATCTTGTTGTTATCCTTGCTCACTCCTCTCACTCCTCTCTGTCCTCGATGTACTTGTAGGTGTCGATCACGCATGAGCTCAGGAGCATGTACGCCTCTGCATCCGGTATGCATCGTTCCATCATCGTCTGCGCGAGCCGCTCCGTGATGCAGCAGTACAGGTACGCGAGATCTGACACGGATCCGTCCTCGACTTTGATCTCAACCTGGATGCCGGTCTCTTTGTCATCCTTGGCGTGGATGTCGATCATGCGCCCACCTCCTCGGTCCGGTGCAGCTCGATCCAGATTAGAGACGGATCACTGTTCCATGGTTTCGGGTCAGAGCTGTCTGTCGTACCCCATTTCCTGCGGAGTACAGCGCATCCATCATCGTCCTTGTACACGACTTTGACAGAATCACAGTAGCACGATCGGCCGCAGTTTCCGGTATCATCTGCGCACCATTCCGTGCCAACATCTGCACGTTTCAGGTCACCGGCGTAAACATTAACAGTTTCGACAGGTCCGTCATACGCTCCGGATTCCAGTATAAAGATTGGTTCCTCAACGATTGTCCTCGTGTTCATGCGGATTCCTCCTTGACTTTTTCCAGCCTCTCTGCTATGATGGAAACAGAGAGGAGGTGATAAAAATGCTTGAAAATAAACTTGCTTATGATCTGGCGATGAGATACGCTCAGACTTGCCTTGACGCTGAGCTCAGATCCGGAGCAGACATAACGACGTGGAACGCAATGGACAAATTTCAGCAGTTGTTTAATGATGCGTATGTGCATTACGCATATGACAACGAAGTAAAGCTTCCTGCGTATCCTGATGAGTTCATGCCTGGCAGCGTCAGGTAATCCATCTCCAGAGAAGAACGCCTGTTACCTCCGGGCGTTCTTCATCTGTCTCTTGTGCTCCCATCTTCCGGCAGCGAACTCCCAGTTGCCGGTTCTGCCTTGGCTGATGTTGTAGTCCAGGAAGTCCTGAATTTCTTTATCACACCAGTCATATCCCATGGCAATAACGATCTTCTTAGCATCGTTGAAGGTGAGCGCCGGCTGTTCCTTCTGATCGTTCACCTTGTAAGCCGCAGGCACTGTGTTGAGCTTTTCTGCCATTTTCATGTAAATATTGAACAGAGCACAGATGGTGTTGGTGTCGTATTCATCGTCCTCCATCAGGTCAATAAGGTGTTTACCGAGCTGGTTGTACACATCCAGCATGGTTGTTTCATTTTCTGTCATGCGGATTCCTCCTTTTGTTCTTCCCACATCTGGGAAGGCAAAGCTAAAAAAATATCGGCTTTCTGTTCGTTGCTTGTGATGTTGAGCACTTCGCAGATCTTGTCGATTTCCTCTGTATTAAAAAAAGACGACCCGACCATTCTGCTCGAAAAAGTATTCGGAGATATGCCGATAGACTCGGCAAGTTTTTCCTGCGTGTATCCACTTGCAGCGATGGCAGCACGCAAGAGATTTCGGTTCAACAAATTCTGTACACCTCCTTCCCACTTCTGGGATAATTTTAGTATATCACACCCGTTCTGTTTTGTCAACCCATTTTTGGGAAGATTTCAAAAAAAATTTGTATTTGCTATTGCAAAAATGGGAAAACCGTGATATAATAGGATTGAAGCCAACTGAAAGGAGCTGATTTCTGTGGATGAAAGGGCAAAAAGAATAAGCGAAGCGATCGCCAAGAGTGGTCTTAGCTATCCAGAACTTGAAAAGATCACCGGCATCTCAAAGTCGTCGCTGCAAAGATATGCGACTGGCGTCACGAAGAAAATTCCGATCAACTGCATAGAAAGTATAGCGCAGGCTACAGGAACCGACTCGAAATACCTTATGGGATGGACGGACGCCCCCGCTCAGACGGAGCAAAAAGAAACACCGTCCGCAGACAGCGAACGGTGGGATAGATTCAGGCAGCAGTATGAGGAGCTGTCCGCGGAGGAGCAGCATCGGATCGACGCGGTTCTGGATGCGCTGCTTCCAGAAGCCGGTCAAAATCAATAGGCTTGCCGGTTCTGATTTCGATTTCTTGTATTTTTCGTGCGATTTCTTCAAACGGTATTCTTTCCATATGTTTCCCTCCTCATGATAAGAACAGATGTTCTATAGTTCCATTCTATCCCGTTTGAAGCCTGTTGTCAAGCGTTTACTGTATCAGAAACGAAACAGCACGAAATAAAACGAAATCTGATACATCCATTATATACCATTCCGATATGAAAAGTCCATACCAAATCCATGCTGAAAAAGCAGAACAGGAGGTACAAAATGGCAGAGGAAAGTATAAAGAAGATCATCCGACAGCTGAAAGCCCTGAAAGACATGAAAGGTCTGACGATCGACGACATCGTCGATACGTTGGATAAGAACAACAGCCACTTGGCACGGAGCACCGTCGCCAAGATCTTCGCGGAGGGCAGCGAGGAGTCCGGCTACCAGACCGAGACCATCCGCATGATCGCGGACGTTATGCTCGACGTATACCAGGACAGCCCCGGAGACGACCCGGAGATCCGCGGACTCAAAACCACGATCCAGCTCCAGAACATACTCCTCGACCGGCTGAAAGAACAGCTCGAAGAGGAACGCAAAGCGGCCGCCGCTGCCGTGGAAGCCGAGAAGCGTAACAATGCTCACAGGCTTGAATTCCTGCGGGAGCGCATCCGGGTGCAGGATCACCGTATCGACCAGAAGGACAGGATGATCGCCATCATGATGATCGCCCTGCTCAAAAAGCTGGACCCGGATCTGATCTCCGGTGCAAGCATCGACCAGTACTTCAGCGACAAGCTCCACGATCTCGGCGAGAACATGGACGGCGTCGATGACATAGCCTGACAGCTCACCACGTCCGCGCTGTGACGTCTGGAGCTGACTTCGCCTAAAACTATACCAAAAATACAAACGCCCCGCAAATCGCATTCTACGCGCTATGCGGGGCTTCATCAAAAGGAGGGATTATTATGGATAAGAAGAAAAACGGATGCCTGATCGCAGCGCTCTGCGTCGTGGTGTTCGGCGCTGCATCCTGCGGCACCGTCGCTCTGATCAGCGGCATCATTTCCGGGACGAATAAAGATACGCAGCCGGCAGTGACCACGTCTCTGCAAACGCAGACAGAAAGTCTGCAAGCAGAGACAGAAACGCAGCAAACGCAGACGGATGCACCAACAGAAACACCAACGGAGGAAGAAACACAAACCGATACACCAACTGATACACCAACTGAAGCGGATACAGCTCCTCAGGAGCTGACGCTCGGACAGAAAAACGCTGTGAGATCCGCTGTGCAGTACATCGAAACACTTGCATTTTCGCACGACCGTCTCATCGAGCAGCTGGAGTATAGCGGCTTCACGCACGAGGAAGCCGTGTATGGAGCCGATAACTGCGGAGCCGACTGGAACGCAGAGGCAGCGGAAGCGGCAAAGAACTACATAGACACGCTCGCACTGTCCCGAGAACGCCTGATCGAGCAGCTCCTCTATGATAAATTCACGCAGGAGCAGGCGGAGTACGGAGCGTCATCCGTTGGATACTGATACCATTTTGCTGACGCCGGCAAAATGGTACCGCAACCTATCGGAAATACCAACAAGTTGAAAGCAAAACGCCCCGGTGCTGCGAACACCGAGGCGCCATCTGAGGGAGGTTAGAAGTGAAAAACTTTATCAACACTATAATTATACCATATACCTCCCGAAAAGTCAAGGAGGTTGTGCTATGCTATGTATAAAATGCGGCAAGGAGATCCAGAACGACGCTGTCTTCTGCGCCTACTGTGGCAAGCGTCAGGAAAAGACGGAGCGTGCAAAACGCACCCGCGGGAACGGGCTCGGCAGCGTGTACAAGATGCCTGCTGGAACGTGGGCAGCGGAAATCACACTCGGCTGGCACATGGAAAACGGAACCCTGAAACGCAAGCGCCGACGGAAGTACGGCTTCAAAACCAAAAAAGCCGCCATCGAGTATCTGACGGAGCTGCGGGCACAGGGCGAGAAGCGCACACAGATCACAGTGTCTGAACTGCACGAGATGTGGCTGGATAGCTCGGATAAGCTGTCCAAGTCCAAGCAGGACGCCTACCGGATAGCGTGGGAGAAGATCAAGGATGGCGTGGGATACCGTCCAATCGAGGAGCTGACCGTCCCGGAGCTCCAGGAGCTGACCGACGAAGCCGGCACGAGCTACTACACCAAGCGAGACATCAAGACGCTGCTGTCCCACCTGTACAAGCTCGCGATCCGAGACGACTACACCGACAAAAACCGTGCCCAGTACATCCAGCTGCCGACGCTGGAGACACAGGAGCGCGAGATCTTCACGGAGCAGGAGATCGAGCGCATCTGGAGATACTACACAGCTACCGGAGATATCACAGCCTGCCGGATGCTGATCATGCTGTACACCGGCATCCGCCCCGGCGAGCTGACACAGATTCGTGCCGAAAACATCCACATCGATGAGCAGTGGATGATCGGCGGCATAAAAACTGAGAAGGGCAAGCGTCGGAAGATCATCCTTCCGGACTGCATCCTGCCGCTGATCGAGCACAGTCTATCGAAGTCGCGCGAAGGCCTGCTTGCCAAGTACGGAAAAAACTCGCTGTACGATGCCTGGAACGCCCTGCGCGAGGAACTGCACCTGCGCCCGGAGCTGACCCCGTACTGCTGCCGGCACACATACGTCACCCGCCTGACCGCGCTCAAGGTGTCCCCCGCCATGCTCCAGGAGCTTGCCGGCCACGAGGACTACGACACGACGCTGGACTATACGCACCTGAGCGTCAAGGAACGTCTGATCGAGGTCAACCGCCTGCAGCACCCTGCGTGATTATGTGGGGTAGTAGATAGGGTAGTACGAATGAAAACCGACCCAAATCGAACTAAATCAAACAAAGCATAAAAAAGTAACGCGGTTTCGGATTTTCCCGAAACCGCGTTACTATGGCGCAGAAGGAGGGATTTGAACCCTCGCGCCGGTTTCCCGACCTACTCCCTTAGCAGGGGAGCACTTTTGACGTAAAATAGGCACTGATTTTATAGTATGGGGTAGTAATGGGGTATCACGCTTTCTCTGATTCTTCGATGATTTTCTCTGCGATCAGCTTATACATCATCAGCTCTCGCACATACGCCGGACACTCTCGCGCTCCGGAAGCCCAGTTCTGCACGGTACGATACGGGATACCGAACCAGTCCGAAAACTGCCGCATCGTCCACCCTGTACGCTCCAGCATCTCTTTTATACTCATAGCAGCTCCTTCATATCATAGAAAGACTTCACGATAGCTTCTGCCATATCCCGCATCGAGAATACGCCGTACTCTTCGCCAAAATACGTGTCAAGAGCCTTTTGTGCCTCGCCATCGTTTTCGGTGTAGATCGCCATGCTGAATCGGTCGGTGCGGTTTTCCAGTTCGGACGCGCTGTCGAAGATGATCCCCCACTGAGGGTCTGGCTTCGCGCTGAGCAGGTCGCGTAAGACTTCCTCTACGTCAAGGGAATCGCGACCGTCGTTCCAGTCTTCAACTGTACTCTGCACTTCTTCGCGGAATGCTTCGTTGGTCATGATCTGGTACATCATAATGATTACTCCTTTCAGTATGTGCCGGGGATCTCTCCTCGGTTTTGCATTTAGATCCTGTTCCCGTCTGTATCGTACTTTGCCGCTCTCTCGATCAGGCGATACATATCCGGTCCGTGCATCCTTGCGATCTCGTCGCTCCTCTCGATGATCTGCTCCTCGATGTACGGCTGCTCTTCTTCATCCTCGATGATATCAGCGATATCCTCCGAATGCTTGTCGCGCAGTCTCGCGTATGCCTTGACCGCAGTATCCAGACTGTCATACAGCCCGAGCTCGGTTCCGTGAGTGCCAAGTCTAAAAATCGTGTCTTTCATGGTGTATCCTCCTTTTCTTACGCTGCATGTACCATGCCGTATGTATCTTCGCCGCAGAATCTGCACTTTGCATACTTACCGAAAGCCTTGAAGGTGTTGCCGCACTCGGAGCAGTGGAAAGTGAAGCAGCCGTTCTCGTCTGCCTTAGCTACCGGAGCTGCTGCCTTGGATGCTGTGCGGTGTGCTGCGTACTCCTCATATGCTGCGCGGAGTTCCGGATCAGCTGCGAAAGCCTTCTCGCGAGCGCCTGCGCGCATCTTGGACAGTGCGGAAAGTTCGTTCATGCTGTACTGCTTCTTAGATACTGCCTTAGCCTCTGCCCATGCCTGACGGAGCGCCATGCTCAGCTTTGCGATTCTGTCGCCTACCAGTGCGCGGTAGATCTGCCATGCTCTCTTCATGATTTTCTTCATCATAGTGATCGCTCCTTTCAGGTTTTCGGCGGTTTGTGTTCTTCTTTAATTATATTATACACCCATTGAGTGCAAAAGTCAAGTGTTTTTTGATGAAAAATGCACTCACTGAGTATATTTGTATACATGCACAAAAACGCTGTATTCGTTTTGTCATAAACAATAAAATCCCCCTCTTATCGAGGGGGAACTGTATTATAAGCCTTTGTACATGCTCTGCATCGCCTTGACTTCGGCGGCATGGTCGATCTGCTTCTTGTGCAGATACTCATACACCGCCATCATCTCCTTCGGCGGGTCTCCGTTTTTATCCTTGTACTCCTGGATGATCCGGGCGACCTCGCCGTGCAAAGTGTTCATGTGGTTCATCTCCTGGTTCGACAGCTCCGCGAACGTGTTCGCCAGCTGCCGATCTGTATCCTTGCACTCGATCGCGTGCCGGATGTACTTCTCGGCGTCGCTGATCTCCTCCGAGATCATCTCGGACAGCTCCTTGATGATTTTCATGGTGTGACCTCCTCAATGTACTCCTCGATCTTCGCCACATCTCCCGCGTCCATCGTGATCGTGATACCCTGCGGTGAGAGCATCGGGATCGGCGGAACGCTGATCGTCAGGTTCCCGTGACGGTCAAGTGCACTTTTCAATGCCTGCGTAAAGATCCGTGCGTCGATGTTTCCGTCCGCGTCCTGTGCCAGCATCGCAGCTACGACCGGATGGGATAAGATCATATCAGCCGCCGCAGGATTTTTCCGGATCGTGGCGACCGCCGTCGCAATCATGATCCGAAGCGGTCTGTCGTCGATCTTGGCGATCAGCTCCCGGTCGATGTACTCGGCCAACCCTGCGATGAGCTTGTCTTTTGTCGTCATAGTATCCTCCTTATAGGCAGCGAGCCGCGCACAAGCCCGCTGCCGTTATGTTTACTTTTTAGATGCTGCAGTCTGTACCTCGACCTGCTCTACGACCGGCGGAACGATGGGCGCCGGCACAAACGGAGGATACAGATACGGCGGGTAAGGATACGGAGGCGGAGGCGGTGCCGGCTGCACGGCAGCGAAGCCCCAGCCTGGAGCGACGTGCTCATTCGGAACAAACTCGTCCGTCAGGCGGTTGAAGCGCCCGCGGAGCTGTGCGATCTGGTCGGACAGTGCGCCCATGTTGGCATTCGCAGCCGCGTTGTACGCAGTCTGCTGCGAGATCTGCGCCTGCACACCGCCGACCTGTCCGTCGGTGTAGATCTGTGCCTTGAGCTGCGCGATCTCGATCTTTGCGTCAGTCGTCTGCTGCATGAGTCCAGCCTCATAGCGTGTCACAGGCTTGTCGCCCGGATCGGAGCTTCCGCCGACGCCACCGCCGAGGAGCTTGCCGATCAGATTCGCACCGCCGTCAGCGAGTGCCAGACCGGTTCCAACCGCGCCGAGCGTGACACCAAGGTTGCCTTTTGCGTTGGAAGCATAGTTCACATCCATTTTTCCATTGCCCCTTTTCTTTTAGTCTGCACAGGTGTGCGCTGCCCTGCTATCTCTGAGTATACTATAGTTTTCAACAAAATTCCATACCAAATCCGTACCGAAAAAAGACAAAAAATCGGCACGAGCTTGCACCCGTGCCGATTCTCATTACAGTCTGTTGATTTTCACCGCATACGACTTCCCGTCGAGTGTCAGAACGCCCGCCATGACATCAGGAAAATCTGGAACGGGGATCTCAATAACAGGTTGTGCGGCGGTCTCAGAGGGCTTGCTGAAACCGTTCTTTCCTGCGGAACGGATTACTGTCGGATAGTCAACATAGCACTCATCCAGATCAACGTTTCCTGTGATACCGATAACACGACCTTTTTCGGACTTCTGCCACATGCCGACCTCACCGCCGGAATAGTTTAGCTTCGCGCCCCACTCAGCCAACCATAGAGAATAGCGGTTCTTCACTTCATTGTCGAAGTATGACTGTACATGAGCACGGGATGCATATACGCCGCACCAGTATCCGGCTTTCTCCATGACGTTGCAGAACGCCTTGACAATAGCAGAAACATTATTCTTACCAGTTGCAAGCGCTTTCTTTTCCTCGATATCAAAATACACCGGCATTTCAAGCTGCTTTCCTGCGATAGCCTGTAAAAACGTCCTCGCTTCGGCTTCTGCTTCTGCTGGAGTGATCGCGTATGAATACCAATATGCCCCCACCGGGATGCCCTGTGCCTTTGCCCCTGCGTAGTTCTGCTCGAACTTAGCATCTTTCTGGCTGATAGACTTGCCGTACCCTGCACGGATGATGCAGAAGTCAACCTTGCCGGATGCCTTGACAGACTGCCAGTCTATGTTGCCGTTGTGCTTGCTTACATCAATGCCTTTGCTCATGATATCACTCTCCCCACAAACTCTTATAGTACGCATCCATCATCTGGATGCACTTGAAACAATTGCCTTTGCTTGCACAACGTATAGCAGCACAAATCATGTGCTTTTACGTTTACTTCCAACTTGCTTTTGGTTCTCGCATTCTCCGGTACAGACATAGGCATCACTCCTTTCAGTGCCGGTGCCGTGGGCACCGGCGATTAGTGATTAACAGATTTCGCAAGCCGGGGCGCACCGATAACTATTACTAGCGTTGCCGTTGCTGACACGCCCTGTTGCGTAGACATTCCACACATAGTAAGAGTAGCTACGATGGCACGAGCGCAGCCGCACGACGACGGAGGTAGATTGATCGTTTAACGCAAATCTCCGATGCGCCTTGATAGCATGTGTTGCTTCGCTACTAGCCCAGTCTTGCTGTGGCAGGCTTTCGTTGATTTCCAGCGCAGGAGCTTTCAGAACGTTCTTCCAGTACTGCCATGCATATCCCTCACGGTGATTCGGCTCATTTACTACCGTATACTCCTCCTCTTTCGACGGCAGCCAGAACATATCATATGTTGTGTCGTACTCATACGTACCGGATGCTTGTGCTGTATCAGGATCACGGTAGTTCCTGACTGTCTCAACCTTGACAGGTTTCAGCATCGCCAGAAATCCCGCAGGAAGTCCGTGCATAAATCCATTAACAGTACTCGCCTGTGACGGTGCAGCGTCGTACTCATGCTGCGCAGTCCACCAGTTGCCTGCTGTCGCAGAGCTGTTCAGCCACTGCCTGTAAGCAGACATAGAGTAGCGATTCCATCCGTACTGTGCGATCTGCCCCTGATAATCCTGTTCCGCCGGACGAGTTGGTTCTGGTGAGTCAAACTGGATTTCTTCTACGGTCGCATAGTGCGACTGGATCACCATACCCGGAACAACAATGCCGGATTCCAGTGTCGCATCGTTAAACGCCACAATGTCCCACGGCATTTCATATTCGTGCCCGCTGGTATCGGTGTACGTTGTCACGATCTGATCGCCGATATGAAAATACGTCGATGCCAGTCCGGCACGGACGATCTTCGCGATTGTCTCATAGTCAGTAGCACCGATTTTAACAGGAATGTTCGTGATGGCACTCGCAAAATCCTCATACCCGGAACCAGCCGCAGCCGTTCCGAATTTCGCGTTGATAGCATTCTGGATCGCTGTCCGCGCATTCTGCAGCCGTGTCAGGTTCTGCTCGATAGTGTTAGGCATATCACAGAACCTCCTCTAACACCGCATTGATATCTCCGACGATCGCATCGACATAGATGATCGTCGCATACGTCGTGTCGATCGTGTTGCCGTTCTGATCTCCGACAGCTCTAGCAGCCATACCGGCAACATACACCTGATACCCCTGCTCGCTGTCCAGATGCGTGTCGTCGATGACTGCGTACATTTTGTTGTTGTCGATCGTCTGCACCGTGTCACCATTCTGGACAGTTGCAGTTGTCAGTGCAAACCGCGCCGTATCATCTGCGACCTTGACCAAACGCTCGATCACAACCGGCGGGATCTGACTTACAGGGATGAGTCCATCCACCAGATCCGCCTTCCCGTCAGCCGTTTCCTGTGCCTCCATCGCCATCATTCGCGCGAGATGATCTGCCATTATACCCACTCCCTTTCAGAATTCAGCACCTTGTACTTGTGCGTCTCCGCGATCACTGCATAGCTGCCGGCATCCCAGCTCGCATCCGGCTCCGGCAGATCGTCCGCCGTATCCACCAGGATGACGACACGCTGCAGCACCTTTCCGTTTTCATCTGCATTGCAGGAGCTCTCCCGCTCGATCATCGTGTACATACTACTTTTCCTCCTTTTCGTCGTTTGATTCTTCTTCGATCTGTTTCCCGATTTTTTTCAGCCGCTTGGCCAGGATCTTCGCAAGCGGGCTTTTCGGGTTTGCCTGCGCGAAGTTTTCCGCGATGCTGATGCTCTCCATAAGCACGATTAGCGCGAACACAAACCCGGCAGTGATCGCCCCAGTCCACTTGGCGAGCTGCTCCTGCTGGTAGTAGCCGCCGAGCAGTTCAAGCCCGATCTCCACCGCGATCGCAAACGCCATCACAGTGAGGTTCGTCGCCTTGCCATAAAGACCCTTTCTCATGATTGTGGAGTCGTATCCGGTTGTTGCGTAGGCTTTGCAGATGCCCGTGACGACATCCGCGATTGACGCCAGCACGCACAATCCGAACATAATGATGTACTGCATAAATATCGTCTCCTTTTATCCCGTCCAGATGACCATCGCGTTCGTGGCACCCCACGGCGCACCGCTAATGCTTCCCTCGGTCTTATCAATTGTTATTGTTCGCAAGTTGTTCATGTCCCGAAAAGCACCGTAGTAACTGTTGATATAGGTTATGCTCCCCGGCAAATTGATGGTAGTTAATTTCGGGCAATTTCTAAACGCATACTTTTCAAGTCTTTCTGTTTTGTATGTGCCATCTTCATCTTGGCGAAAAACGACGCTCGAGAAAAGAGACAACCCATAAAACATGTTCTCAGGAATTGAGATTAACTGAGTGGGAAGTACCACTGTTTCTACACCTAGAAAACTACCGTTTCTGCTCATTGTCTCTAAATTTGCCCGGTCTGTATTTGTTACCAAGGAAGTCCAGTTAGCGGGATACTTAAACATTGCAACCTTTCTTTGTATAGAGTCTGCAATTGTAATGCTGTCATACCGTGTAAGATGGGATATATCATTACCGCAGTAGACGTTCACTTTTTCGGTAGAACCTAATTCAGAAAGCAGATCATTATACAGATGTTGGAATTCAGACATGGACTGACTGGTACGATAGAAGTGATAAATCTCGTCCGTCTCGTTCCCATCTGCGTCTAGTTTGACGGCAGTGATGCAGTCATCCGGGAACCTGTCATACGGGCTAGGCTCAGGCGGTGGGTCCGGCTTCTCCGGTCTCTCCGGCGATATGTACCCATCCGTATCAAACGCCGTCAGCCTCGGTATGCAGTAGTATCCGTTTTCATCCTCCGTCTCCACGACCTCCGAAACCGTCGCCGTACCATCCAGTCCGTACCGGTTCACGACGCTCACACGGTCGCCGAGGAAGTAGTGCTCCCGGTACTTGTACTGTCCTCCGCTGACCGCTTCCGCCGTCATGCTGTACGTCTCACGGGATGCCAGGGCGGCATTGGACGCAACTCCCCGCAGCGTGTCATTGGCAACGCCGGAAGCGTCGATGAACTTCTCCCGCATATTCCCGCCGATGCCCTTGTAGTCGCGGTAGTTGGTGTAGGCGTCGCTCCATGCACGCTCCAGTCCCGCTCCGGACCCGCCGGCGATGACGTGCGAGTAGTACTCGCTCCGGGTCCTTGTATACTCCGAGTCACCGATATTCCGGAAATCGTCCGCAAATATCACCGCGTTTCTGTCGCTCTGGTTCAGTGTCCTGTCCTCGCCGCGGTAGCAGCTGTGCACCAGCTTCTCACCATCAAAAACGACCTTGAACCCAAATCCGTGCGCCTTGCAGTACTCCGTGATGACAATCCCTAGATTCTTCCCGAACGCATCATCCGCGACTTCCTGCGTGCCGCCGATTTCGCTCACACCCTCCGCAAAAAGATTAAAGTATCTCCTGCAGTCCAGATTGTTCGCGCCGTGCTGGTGATTCGCGTCTGTATGGTAGTACCAGTATGCACCGAGAT